AAGCCCACCCAGGTGGGCGGCACGTCTGCCATGGAGAATATGCTGGGCAGCCTGATCGCCCAGGACCCGGCCCCAACCATGGTGGTTTACCCGTCGGACGACCTGGCGGAGCGCACCACGGAAAGCAAGCTGGAGCCAATGGTGAGAAGCTGCAAGGTTCTGGCCGATAAGTGGCGGAAGAACGACAGCAAGAAACTGGCGCTAAAGTTTTCCGACATGATCGTGTACCTGACAGGCGCGAACAGCCCGGCGGATCTGGCCAGTACGAATATACGCAACCTTTTCATGGACGAAGTGGACAAATTCCCGGCGGCAAGCAAAAAAGAGGCGGATCCCGTTTCCCTCGCGCGAGAACGCACAAAAACCTATTTCAACCGAAAAATTTTCATGGC